CCACAAGCTTGGCGCATTGCGACGCCGTCGGGGAGAGCGGCATCCACCCCATCTTCTCGGGCCGGATCCTGTCGTGGCGCATAGACCAGACGCCGAACTCCACGGCGGTGCTGCTGTGTGCCGGAGACCTGATCGAGACCTGGGGTATTCCGGAACACGTCCTGCTGGACAACGGCCGGGAGTTTGCCGCCAAGGCAATCACCGGCGGCGCGGCGACCAGATACCGGTTCAAGGTCCGGGAGGACGACATTCCCGGCCTGTTCACGTCACTGGGGTGCACGATCCACTGGGCAACGCCCTACAGTGGCCAGTCGAAACCCATCGAGCGCGCCTTCAGGGACATGTGCCAGTCGATATCCAAGGATCCGCGCTTGGCCGGTGCCTATACCGGCAATCGGCCCGATGCGAAGCCGGAGAACTACGGCAGCCGCGCGATCGATCTGGAGACATTCCTGCGGGTCGTCGCCGAGGGGATCGAAGAGCACAATGCGCGTGAGAACCGCCGGTCCGAGGTTGCCTTCGGGCGGTCCTTCAACGCGGTTTTCGACGAGAGCTATGCCCAGGCCCCGATCCGCAAGGCAACGGAAGCGCAGCGGCGGCTGTGGCTGCTGGGCGCCGAAGGGCTGCGGGCCGATGCAAGGGACGGGAAGATCCGCTTCCAGCGCAATGAGTTCTGGGAGCCCTGGCTCAACGAGTTTGCCGGCCAGCGGGTTGTTATCCGTTTCGACCCGGCCGATCTGTGGTCGGGAATTCACGTCTATTCGCAGGACGGTGCCTATCTCGGCCACGCCGGGTGCCGTTCGAAGATCGGGTTCTTCGACATGGACGAGGCGCGGCTGCATGCGCGTGCACGCGCCGCCTGGCTCAAGGCCGAGAAGGCGACACTGGAGGCGCATCGTATCTGGTCTGCGCTGGATCTGGGTACGACGCTGGACGGCATTGCAGCAGAGCCGGCGATGAAGCCGGAAGCGAAGGTCGTGCGCGCCGAGTTCGGCAAGCCGCCGCGGCAGCCGTCCACCAGGCCGGGCGGATCGCCACCGATCGACAAGGACACCTTCGACCGTATCGAGGCCGGCGTGGTGGCCAGCCTGGACGCGGCACGGGCCGGAAAGCCACGCGACGCAGCAGAGGAGACGGCGCGGGACCGTTTCCGGCGCGCGCTGGAGATCGAACGGAAACTGGCGGCAGGCGAGACCGTCACGCGGGACCAGGAGCGCTGGCTCTCGGTGTTCCGCAACACCTCCGAGTATCGGTCCGAGCGCCTGCTCTGGGACGATTTCGGGGACGCGATTTTCGGATGAGGAAAGCCGCCGGGGCGGTCGAGACCCACGGCGGCAGCAGAGAGCCGAGGAGACGATGGCAGAGAGCAGGGAACTTTACAATACGGTCGCACCGCTGGCGAATGTCACGCGCCTGGTGGCGCTGATCGATCGGGCTCAGAACCGCGGGCCGGGCCTGCCCGGACTGGGATGCTTCTACGGGCGGGCCGGGCTGGGCAAGACCACGGCGGGAATCTACGCGACCAACACGCTGAACGCCTGCCACGTCGAGGCCCTGCCCTTCGGCGGGCTGAAGAAGCTCCTCGAGATGATCGTGACCGAGCTCGGCTTGCGGCCGCGTCGACTGATCCCGGATCTGTTCGATCAGGCCGCGCAGGAGCTGGCCGTGACGGGACGGCCGCTGATCATCGACGAGGCGGATCACATCCTGTCGACCAAGACCATCGAGGCGGTGCGGCATCTGCACGACAAGTCCGCCGCCCCGGTGATCCTGATGGGCGAGGAACTGCTGCCGCACCGGTTGCAGGCGTGGGAGCGTGTGCACGGCCGCATGCTGGCCTGGGTCGAGGCCGAGCCGGCCACCAGCAAGGATGTCGAGCATCTGGCCCGGGTCTATGCGCCGGGCATCGAGATCGCGGCGGATCTGCGCGATGAGGTCCTCAACGCATCGCGGGCATCCATGCGCTACATCAGCACGAACCTTGCGGCTATTGCCGAGTTCGCCGCGGTGCGCGGCCTGAAGCGGGTCACCCGCGACATCTGGGGCAATCATGCCTTCCATACCGGCGAGCCGCCGACGCTGCGGCGCGGTGTGGTCGCAGCGGCGCCCAGGCGCGGGAGGGCGGCATGAGCGCGCGCCCTTCATCTGCCGCGTCCACGAAGGAGGCTGCGTTCGTGTTTGCCTCCACCCTGCCGAGCTTCGGCTATGCGGATATCGCGCTGAAGATGTCGGTCAGCGAGGACCATGCCCGCAAGATCGTTCGCGCCTGGCGCCGGGACGGGCTGCTGGAGGAGGTCCGATCCGGGCACCGCATCCGGTCCCTGTGGCGGGTTCGGCCAGAAGCGCGGTCCCTGACAGCTTCGGCATCCCGGTCGCCGGAGCAGAACATGTGGACGGCGATGCGCCAGTTCGGCGGAGGGTTCACGCCGCGCGATCTGGCGGTCCACGCGACGACGGCCGCAACCGAAGTCACCGTCCAGATGGCGCAGGACTACTGTCGGGCGCTGCTCGGCGCGGGCTACCTTGCGGTGACCCGGAAGGCCGTTCCCGGAAAGATGCCTGCGATCTACCGCCTGACGAAAAACACCGGGCCGCGCGCCCCGCGCGAACGGCGCGTCCGGGCGGTCGTGGACGACAACATCGAGCAGACGATCCTGATCGGAGGCAGCGCATGAGTTCGGATCTCGTCAGCGCGGCCGAAGAGGCCTGGGGCGCGCCGCTCCCTGACTGGATCCGGGCGCTGGCCCTGGCCTGCGACCGCAGCAGTCAGTCGAAGGTCGCTGCCAGGCTCGGCCGGTCACCGGCGGTGGTGAGCACGGTGCTGCGCAGGAAGTACTCCGGATCCTACGAGCGGATCGAGGAACGGGTACGGGGCCTGCTGATGCACGGGGTGGTGGATTGCCCGGCCATGGGGCAGCTGCCGACCAACGAATGTCAGGACTGGCGGGAAAAGGCGCGGGTGTTTGCGGTCGGAAATCCGCGCCGCACCCGGATGTATCGGGCCTGCCACCGCTGCCCGATCTTCCAGCGGGAGGTCGAGGCATGAGCGGCGAGACAACGTTCACGACGTTCGACGTCCGGGATCGGATCGCGGCCCTGATGCGCACCCATGGTGTCCGCACCCGCAGCCATCTGGCGCGCCGGTTGGGCGTGTCGAAGAACACGATCCGCAACTGGGAGATCGCAGGGCGCATTCCGGACCGTTTCGTGCGCGGCGTGCGGCCGCCGGTCCAGGTTACTGCGGCCCTCGCCGTCCTGCGCGACCTTCGCCTGTCCGACGCCGACGCCAGATCGGCTGCCGTCGGGCTGTTGTCGCGTCTGGAGAGTGCCCATGACTGAGCCGCGCGCCTTCTCCGAACGCGAGATGCTGGAGACCGCCAGCCGAGCCGTCGGCCGGGTGTGCCGGGATGATGTCCGCGGCATCACCATGCTGTCGATCGACGACATCGTCGCTATGGCGGGCACGCTGCTCGCAATGGGCCTGGTGCCAACGGTGCCCGGTAAGGCCCCGCCCGAGATCCTTGTTTCAACCACTGCGAAGGAGCCTGAAAATGGCCAGTGAATTCAGACCCTATCCGATCCCCGCCCCGATCGTCGATGTCGCCGGCGCGCCGCACATGCGCGATGCGAAGGGGTTTCTGGTCCCGCTGGCCATGGTCCGGCCGCAGGACCAGCTGCAGGACGAGCTGGTCCGCAAGATCATGGGCTATGCCATCGCGCTGTCGGAACAGGTGGCGAGATTCAAGGCGCACACCTTCGACGACATCGGCGGGTTCGAGGCGCTGCTGGCCCAGGAATACGGCGCGACGGTCGGCGGACAGAAGGGCAACAAGACCCTGATGAGCTTCGACGGTCTGTTCCGGGTGCAGGTCCAGGTGGCCGACAACATCGTCTTCGGCCCTGAGCTGCAGGTTGCCAAGTCGCTGGTGGATGAATGCCTGAACGAGTGGGCCGAAGGCGCCAGGGACGAGATCCGTGCGATCGTCACCCGCGCGTTCAATACCGACAGGGAAGGCCAGATCAACCGGTCCGAGATCTTCATGCTGCTGCGGCTCGAGATCGACGATCCACGCTGGCAGCGCGCCATGCAGGCGATCCGCGACGCGATGCGGGTGGTCGGCTCGAAGACCTATGTCCGGTGCTATCGCCGCGACAGGTTCGACGCACCCTGGCAGGCGGTCAGCATCGACCTGGCGAAGGTGTAGCGCGGTGACCGCCTGGATCATCTTCGTCGCAGGTTTCGCAGCGGGGGCCGCCATCGGGCTGCGCGACCTTCCTCTTGCCGCGATCTTGCTCGGAAGCGCGTTGCTGCTGTTCGGCCTGCAACTGGGCGCCTTCACCCCATGACCATTCCCCGGCGGGCCATCCGCCGGGGTTCACCCCGCGTCCCGATCCTCGAGATCTCGGGCGCGACAATCGCGAGGAACGTCAATGACCGCATCCAACGCATCGAAAACCGACCTGATCAAGTCGGTCGCCCGGGAGATGGACACCGCCGACGCGGCCGCAGGCAGAGCCGTCGACGCCGTCCTGAACGGCATCGCCGAGCTGGCGACCGGCCGGAAGCTGATCCTCCGGGGCTTCGGCACCTTCGAGGTCAGGCACAAGCCCGCCCGCACGGCCCGCAACGTCCAGACCGGCCTGCCGGTCGAGGTCGCCGCCCGCGACGTTCTGACCTTCAAGGCCGCCAGGCCCAGGGCCTGACAATGCCCCGCCGCCCCGAGCCGCAACCCCGGGGCGGCGGTGAAGGCAGGTGGCCGGCCTGCGAGTGGAATATCCGGCCAAACCCGACCTTCAACCCCTGTTTAAAGGTTCCCTGAAATGAAAGCTGCCAGATTCATCGTTGCCGCCTGCCTGGCCCTCGCCGCCTGCGGTGAACCGCTGCCCCCGGCCAACGAGGGCAAGACCGTCACGGTCGAGGGCTTCTCGCGCGCCCTGGGTGCCGGCTACCAGGACAGCGCCGCCTGGCGCGCGGCTCGCCTGGCCTGCGGCGGTGGCGCGCCGTTTCCCGTCGCCTTCGAGAAGACCGGACCCCGGACCGGCCTTCACACCTTCGAGTGCCGCTGACCCTGAGCCATTGCCCTGAAAGGACACCTGACATGAATGCTGCCACCTTCATCCTCATCGCCCTGCTGAAAACCTCCGGCGAGGGCGGCGCCATCACTCTGGGTTACGACAGCCTCGCAGACTGCGAAGCCGCCGGCGAGCGCCTGGAGGCCGAGTTCGAGGCGCTGGTGCTGGAAGACGTCGACCAGAACCCCGTCGGCGGCCATCCCCGCGTTGTCTGGACCTGCTTCGACACCCGGAACTGATCGCCCCGGCCCCCGGCCTCGCGCGGGCCGGGGGCGCTGCCCCAAGACAGGAGTTCCCCGTGATAGTCGAACCTGTTTTCATGTCCCTCGTCACAGTAAGAGGGAATCGGTCATGGTCGCAGCGGCAGCGTGGGCCGAGCTTGATGCTCTGTGCGGGGAAGCTGTCGAAAACGGCCAAGGGCTTGGCTGGTTTCGAAAGCAACTCCGGGGCATTGTCGATCAGCACGGCTGGGCCGATTGGGGCGAAAAGCAAGAACTCGATCGCCGCGCCCTTGTCGTCTATCGGGCGATCCTCGGTATCGTTTACGCCGAGAAGCGCCTTGCGCAGTTGCGCGAAGGCGGGTTCACCCACTGGGTTTATCGATGCGGAGACCCAGAAGGCGACTGCTCCGAACTGCATCAGGCCTTCGATGGGCTTGTCGTGCCGCAAGATCACGAATTCTGGGACATCTGGTCACCGCCAAATCACTACCTTTGCCGGTGCTATGTCGTTGGCGCGCGCAACGAGCGCGGCGCTGCGCGGTTGGGCGGCGACCCTACCAAGCCTTTGCCTGATTGGTGGGATGAACCGACGCGAGGTCCGCATCCTGACTTCATCGGTTTCGGTCGGCCCGGCCTTCAGCAAATCGTTCAGGCAGCGTTGCGGGACGAGGTTATCTAGGTCCCTGCCTAAGAGCAGGTTGACATTTCCGGCGAACCGCCGCATCTTGATGTCGTTCGGACGTGCCGTAGGAAGCGCCCCGAACAGGATTACCAACGGCGGTTACGCCCCGACAAAGCGTCTCAGCAGAGATCAGCTTCATCCGGGTGGCATGTGCAATGTCCAAGGCTTCGGCCCAAAGGCGCATGCGGATTGTCCGTTGGCAGTCTTCCTAACACCCGGAGCCGTTTCGGCCCGCGTAACCAACGGAGAACTACATGACACTTCCAACCATCGCGGGGGTTCAATCCCGCATCTTCACCCTTCCCGGTCGTCCTGCCTTCATGATCGCGGACGATCTGGCCGAGTTCTATCAGGTCTCGCGGAAGCGGCTGATGGAGCAGGTCCGGCGCAATCAGGCCCGCTTTCCCGAAGGCTTCATCTTCGAGTTGACAGAGGAGGAATACCGGGAGAAGTCGCCGCATTTTGCGGCAACTTCGCAGGGGAAACGGGCCGATCTGACCCACTTCGGCTTCACCGAAAAGGGGGCCCTGCAACTGTCCTCGGTGCTGACCGGGCCGGTGGCGGATGCGGTGTCGGTGACGATCATCGAAGCCTTCCTGCAACTGCGCGACGGCACGATGGAGCGGCTGCGCGTTGCCGCCTTCAAGGACGAGGTCGCCTATATCGGGCGGAGCAAGATGCGGCTGGCGATCAAGCTGGCGGCAGAAGCGGGCTGGTCCTTCGGCAAGCTCTGGGACGAGCACGACTGGTCGGCACCCAAGCTGGGCCGCGAGGTCGAGGACATGCGGATCAGGGGTTACATTCCCCAAGATGCGCTCTTCGTGCCGCATTACGTCTACCAGCGTCGGAGGTCCGAACGGGCGCTCATGGAGACCCATGCCGAGGACGAACGGCAGGGCAAGCTGAACCTCGGCCTGACGCTGGTCGCGGGTGGCTGACATGTGCAACCGCTGTTCCACAGACCCGCGTGACGCGGTGGGCGAGGCCGAGCGCGCTTTGCTTGGCCTGCGCATCCTCGTCAGCGAACTGCCGCCCGGCACGGGTGCCGATACCTCAACTCTCGGCGCTCTGCTCGGCCTTATTCACGACCGGCTGGAGCCAGCCGCGGAGAAGCTGCAGGACTACATTCCCCGCGACTGACGATCTGCGGCCCTTCCTCGGGAGGGCCGCATGACCCGCGCCTTGCAGAAGCTGGTCCATGTAGGGTGCCGCGAGATCGGCCTCGACGAGGAGATGCGGCGCGAGCTGCAGCTGGCCGTCACCGGGAAGGCCAGCATGCAGGACATGACCGAAGCCGAGCTGACGAAGCTGGTCCGGGCGCTGGAACAGCGCGGCTTCAGGCCGCAGGCCGGGAAGGGCAGAACCCTCCGGCCGGCGGCGCGACGGGCGGATCTGCGCTTTGCCCATGTGCTGTGGGGCAAGCTGCACCGCGCGGGCGCGGTCGATCAGGGCGGCGCCAGGGGACTGAACGCCTTCATCCGCGCCCGGTTCGGGAAGGCCTGGGGCGCCGCCCCCATCGACATCGACCGGATGCAGGACCATCGCCAGATTGCCACGCTGATCGAGGCGCTGAAGGCCATGTGCGACAGAGCAGGGATCGAGCTGTGAGAAGGAACCGCATCAGAATCAGCGATCATGCGCTGATCCGCTTTCTGGAGCGGGTCGGCGGACTGGATGTCGAGGCGCTGCGTGCCGCCATGGCCTGCTGCCTGGACGAGGCGGCGCGGCTCGGTGCGGCGGTCGTGGTGATCGATGGCTTCCGCTATGTGCTGCGCGAGGACGACAACGGCCCCGTTCTGGTGACGGTCGAACCGAAGTCGGAGACGAATCCCGTCCATCGCCGCGCCCATCGCCGGGACCGCCCGCTGCCGGGAGAAGACGAGGAATGAGCCAGAACCGGTCCTCGGCTGTCATGCAGCAGCGCTTCGAGCCGACAGATTCGCTCGACGATTTCCCGACACCGCCCTGGGCGACCAGGGCGCTGTTCGATCAGCTCATCGGCCGGCACGGGTGGCTGGATCCCAGCGATCAATCCGTCCGGGAACCCGCGGCGAACCGCGGACACATGGTGAGGCCGCTGACCGAGATCTTCCGGCGTGTCGAGGCGAGCGACATCCACGACTACGGCGCCGGTTTCCCGGTGCGGGATTACCTCGCCGGCCCGGTGCCGGAGCGCACGGACTGGACGGTCACCAATCCGCCGTTCCGGCTGGCCGAGAAGTTCGTTGCGCGGGCGCTGGAGTGCAGCGACGTCGTCGCGGTTCTGGTCCGGAGCGCGTTTCTGGAATCCGTCGGGCGCTACAATACGCTGTTCCGTGTGCGCCCGCCCAAGATGGTCCTGCAGTTCACCGAGCGCGTGGTCATGCACAGAGGGCTACTGTCCCCGAACGGAAGCACGGCCACGGCCTATTGCTGGATCGTATGGGTGCGCCCTTACCTTGGCCCCACGGAGCTGGCCTGGATCCCGCCCTGCCGCAAGCGCCTCGAGCGAGCGGATGACTACGAGGGCTGGTCATGATCCGCTGGGAAAGGCCCGATCCCGATCGCCTTCATGCGCAGGAGCAGGCGCTTCTGTCGCTCTGCGACCGCATGACGATGCTCGAACAGGCCTTCACCGCCGCCACCGACCGGATGGCGGCGGCCCGCCTTCGGCTTGATCGGGTGGAGATCGAGTTGAAGCGCTCGCTGTCCCGCCTGGCAAAGCTCGAACGGGAGAACGACGTGCTGCGCCATCGGCTGGAGGCGGACCGATGACCGTGCCTCGCCCGCCCGCGCATCTGGAACCCTATGTGTCCGCTCTGGGGGTCGAGGCTGCGATCGAGCTGTTCCTGAACTTCGGCGGCACCTTCCTTTACATCCCTCGACAGCCGACGCCCAGATCCGAACTGGTCAGGGTGCTGGGCATGGAGAAGGCACTGGCGCTGGCCGACCTGGCCGCGAGGACGGCCTTGCCGCGTAGGCTGCCGATCGGCAAGAAGTGGATCGCCCGGGTCCTGAAAGCTCAGGGCTTGTCGGAAGCGAAGATCGCGACCAGACTGCACGTCAGCAACGTCACCGTGACGTCGTATCTGCGGGACGACGGCCGCGGCGATACAGACCCCCGTCAGTCGAGCCTCTTCTGATCCTCCCGATCCGCCCCCCTGCAAGCCGTTGTAGGTGAAGGTCGCCTGCCCCGGCGGGGCATACTGATCCGGCAGCGCCGGCACTCCGGCGGTCGGTCCACTGCCGGAGAGTGCCATGCGGACGAGCGAACAGGGTATTGCCTTCCTCGAAGCCCACGAGGGCGTGGTCCTCAAGGCCTATCGCGACCCCGTGGGCGTGTGGACGATCGGTGCCGGTCTCACCTCGGCCTCCGGCGTGGTCAAGGTGCGACCGGGAATGGTCATCAGCCGGCAGGAGGCCACGCGGCTGCTCGAGCTGGCGCTGCGGCGAAATTACGAGCCGGCGGTGGCTGCGGCGATGCCCCGAGCGAAGCAGCACGAATTCGACGCGGGCGTGTCGTTCCACTGGAACACCGGCGCGATCGGCAAGGCCGGCTGGGTCCGGCGCTGGCGGTCAAACGCGGCGCCGCATCTTATCCGGGCGGGACTCATGGCGTGGAACAAGGCGGGGGGAAGGGTCTTGCCGGGCCTGACGCGCCGTCGTGCGGAAGAGGCTGCCGTGCTTCTGGAGGGCACCTATCCGCAGCCGCGCACGGTGGCGTCGCGGCCCGGCAATGCCCGCTGGGCGGTGCAGCTGACGCGGGACGAGATCCGGCGGGTGCGCGACGGTTTCCGCGTCCTCGGTTACGATCCCGGTCCGGATGAGGACGGTGTACGCACCTCGGCCGTGATCCGGTTCCAGGCGGACCAGGATCTCAAGGCCGACAACATCATCGGTCGGGCCACGCTGGCGACGCTGGAGCGCGCCCTTGCGGCCAGAGCAAAGGCCGGGACGGCAGGCACCGTCACGGCCGCCTCGGGCGGGGCTGTCGCCTTGCCGGAGGGCGTCCTGAATGATGTGCCGGTGGTGGCGGACGCCCAGTGGCTCCTTTGGGTCCCATTGGGGATCTGCGCCCTCTCTGCCGTGGCCCTGGCCTGGTCCTATCGCGATCAGATTGCTGCTGTCGTGCAGTTCAGGCTGCCGCGTCTTGCGGCCCTGCTCAGGAGGTTCTGATGAAAACCGTCGCATTTGTCGTCCGTGGAGTCCTGTGGATCGTTGCGGGCTTCGCGCTGCTGTTCGCAGTCCTGCTGGCGCAGGATGCGCGGGCGGAGCCGGTCTGTCTGGCCGTCGACCGGCTCCTTGAGGCGCTGAATGCCAGCCATGGCGAGGAGCCGGTCGGTCAGGGAGAAACCGCGACCGGGGCCACCCTGCTGATCATGGTGCATCCCGAAGGCAGCACCTGGTCGCTGGTCGCGGTCTTGCCGGACGGGCGAGCCTGCCTTCTTGGCTATGGCACGGACTGGAGGAGCCTTGCAACGAAGCCCGGATCGGAGATCTGACATGACACCCCTCGTGACACTCGCCATGCAAGCGGGCTTTCCGATGATCCGTTCCATCCTTGATCGCAAGTTGGGCGACCGGGGCGGTGCCCTCGTGGCGGATGTCGTCGGCGCTCTGGCGGATCGGGCCGGCGTCCGGCCGGACGAGCTGGAGACGCTGGGAGAAACGAACCCGGGCAAGGTCATCGACGCCATGCGCGCGGTGGAACCGATGACGCCGGAGCTGGTGGCGATCTATGCGAAGGGGCTCGAGCACCAGTTCGAGCTGCTGCAGGCCGAGACGGCCGAAGGCGGCTGGAAAAGCGCCTGGCGGCCCGCAGGCATGTGGTTCGTTCTCGTGCTCTGGTTCTATCAGATCGTCGGCCTGCATGTGGCGAACGCGATCTGGAGGATCGCCCTGCCCGCCGCGCCATGGGACAATCTGATCACCTTCACGGCGATGTACATGGGCCTCTACATGGGCGGCCACACCATCAAGGATGTGGTCGCGAACCTTTCGGGGGCCAGGAAGTGACGCCAGAAGACACCACAGTGCAGTTCCTGATCGTCTGGGCCGTCGCGCTGTCCACGCTCATAAACTTCGGCACCGTGGTCTGGAACATCTTTTCCGGGCCGTCGAAGAAGAACGGCGCACGGCTCGATGCCATGGCAGCCACCCTGTCATCGCTGGAACAGCGCGTATCGGCCGGCGAGCAGACGCAGCGCAGCCTGCCGTCGAAGGACGACATCCACGAGCTGGAGCTGTCGATGGAGCGCCTCAAGGGCGAGATGAAGACGCTGAGCCAGATCATGGCCGGTCAGGCCCAGATCACCGAGCGGATGGAGGCGATCCTCAACCGCCACGAAGACCACCTGCTGCAATCGGGACGGAAATGACGGATTACCAAGAGACCCTGCGTAGGCACCGGCGGCTGGCCATCCTGCGGCATCTGGAGGCTTCGCCGGAATACACCTCGAACGCATCTATTCTCCAGGATGTGCTGGCAGCGGTCGGACTGCGCTCGACGCGGGACCAGGTGACGACCGAGATCGTCTGGTTGCAGGAGCAGGGCTTTCTGCTGGCCGACGGCGATGGCTTCCTGGTCGTTACAGCGACGGCCCGGGGGGCGGAGATCGCGCGCGGGGTGGCAACGCATCCCGACGTCCAGCGTCCAGGGCCAAGGTAGCAGGACATGCCCCAGCCACGAAAGGTCCACCTTCTGCCGCCGGAGCTTAAGTCCTGGCTCGAAGTGGAGCTGCGAACGCGTGGCTTCGCGGGCTACGAGGATCTGGCCGACGCCCTTAACCGCAAGCTTGAGGAGGCCGGACTGGAGCTGCGCATCCAGAAATCGGCGCTGCACGCCTACGGTGCCGAGTATGCGGAGTTCGTCCGCGTGCAGGAGGCAGCCGGAGCCTGGGCGACGGAATGGATGAAGGAACAGGGGATCGGCGAGGAGGCCAGGCGTCACAACGTCCTGTTCCAGATGATCACCGCGCTGGCGTTCAAGGTCATGCAGGCCCAGATGCTGAAGGAGGGGGGCGAGATCGACCCTCAGGCGCTGCATTTCATCGGCCGGATGATGAAGGACATCATGCAGTCGTCAGGCATCCGCGAGCAGCTGGCGGCGGCGGAACGCAAGGCGCAGGCCGCGAAGCTGGACGCAGCTGTCGCCAACGGAGACATCGACGCCGAGGCCGCAGCCAAGGCGCGCCGCATCATGGGGTTCGCATGAGCCCTTCCCGGTTCATTGCCGAGGCAACCTACCGCAGGGGCTCGGTCCTCGACGGCATCCGCAATGTGCCGGACGGCCGCGACGTGGACTGCGACGACTTCGCCTGGTCGCTGCTTTGCCACCTCGAGGGCGGTCCCCGCCGCGCGTTGCGCGCCCTGTGGATCGGCAAGGCAGCCCTCTGGCGCGTGCGGTCGCCGGTCAACGGACTGATTGCCCGGCATGTCGCCCTGCACTGGAGCGGCTGGTGGATCGACAGCTCGAACCGGAACTGGCGGAAGGAGCCCGCCCCGCATGTTCCGGTCCGCAGACTGCGCATGGTCACGCTTTTGCCGCTGCTGGCCTGGGGCACTTCGGTCGGAAAGCTGGCAATGGTCGCAATGGCGCTGGCATGGGCCTGGCAGTCCGGCTGGATCGGCTTCCTGCTCGCCCTGGTGGCGTGATGCTGGCGGTTGCGGTCCAGGCAGGAGGGCGGAGGTTGCCGGTGGCAAGTCCCGGCCGGCAGATCGATAGCCGGAGGATCCTTGCATGACAGTGCGCCCAGTCATCAACTTCCTGCCCTATCAGCGCGCCTGGATATCGGACGGAAGCCGCTTCAAGATCGGAATGTTCGCCCGTCAGACCGGCAAGACCTTCTCGACCGGGGGCGAATGCGTAGACGATTGCTTCCGGGGCTGGGCCGAGGACCGAAGGAGCCGCTGGGTGATCCTGAGCCGGGGCGAGCGGCAGGCTGGCGAGATGATGACCGAGGTGATCAAACCGTTCACCAGGGCATTCTACGAGGTCTACAATACCCTCGTTAAGGGGGGTGAGCCCCGGTTCGAGGAGACCGAATTCCGCGCGCCGCAGGAGAAGGGTCCCGATGCTGTCTACAAGGCGCTGGAAGTGGCGTTCCCGAACGGCAGCCGGATCACCGCCCTGCCTGCGAACCCCGATACCGCGCGCGGTTTCTCCGCCAACGTGATCCTCGACGAGTTCGCGTTCCACGCCAGGAGCCGCGAGATCTGGGCCGCGCTCTTCCCGGTGATCTCGAAGGGCCGACAGAAGCTGCGCGTGATCTCCACCCCCAATGGCAAGGGCAACAAGTTCTACGAACTGATGACCGCCGAGGACAGCGTCTGGTCCCGGCATGTGGTGGACATCTATCAGGCCGTTGAACAGGGCCTTGAACGCGATGTCGAGATGCTGCGCAAGGGCATGGCCGACGAGGACGCCTGGGCGCAGGAATACGAGCTGAAGTGGCTCGACGAGGCGTCAGCCTGGCTCGATTACGACCTGATCTCCGGCTGCGAGGCGGAGGGTGCCGGCAAGCCTGACCACTATCAGGGCGGCCCCTGCTTCGTGGGGGTCGACATCGCGGCGCGCAACGATCTTTTCGTGATCTGGGTCGACGAGCTGGTGGGCGACGTGCTCTGGACCCGTGAGATCGTTGCCCGCAGACGCGCCAGCTTTGCCGAACAGGATGCACTTCTCGACGACGTGTTCCGCCGCTATCGGGTGGTACGGTGCAAGATGGACCAGACCGGAATGGGCGAGAAGCCGGTCGAAGATGCGCAGCGCCGGCACGGCACGAGCCGGGTGGAGGGCGTTCTGTTCACCCCGGCGAACCGCCTCGCCATGGCGACCGTGCTGAAGGAACGATTCCAGGATCGGCGCAAGCGCATCCCTGCGGGCGATCCTGTGCTTCGCGCCGACCTGCACGCGATCAAGAGCCAGGTGGGCACCACCGGGCAGCGACGCCTGATCGCCGACGGCGACACCGACGGCCATGCGGACCGTTTCTGGGCGGCGGCCCTGGCCGCGACGGCGGCCGAGATGGGCGTGGCGGAGTACGAGTATCGCCCGGCGCGGATCGCTGGCGGCAACGGCTGGCTGCCGGAGGACGACGAGGAGCGCGATCCGTTCCGCCCGCCGCTCGGAACGCGGCTGCGCGGCAGTGCTCTGTGATGCGCAGCATGGGGATGCATGGAGATGCAAGGCAGGAAGGGATGGGCCGCATGAAGACAATGCTGCTGCTCGATCACCGCGGCGAGCCGGTCCGCAGGGCTGATCTGAAGATGGAGGTGGCGGCGGCGACCGTGTCCGGGGTCCGCTCGCCTGCGACGGGTTACCCCGGCGACGGCCTCACGCCGTCACGCCTGGGAGCTATCCTGAAGGAAGCCGACGCCGGCGATGCGGTCCGCTACCTGGAGCTGGCCGAGACGCTGGAGGAGCGTGATCCCCATTACTCCGGTGTCCTGCGCACGCGCCGGCTTGCCGTCAGCCAGTTGCCGATCACGGTCAAGCCGGCCTCGGATGCGGCCGAGGATGTGGAGCGGGCAAAGATGGTCGAACGCTGGCTCGACCGGGACGAGCTCGCCGACGAGGTCTTCGATATTCTCGACACGCTGGGCAAGGGCTACTCGGCGACCGAGATCATCTGGGATACGTCCGAAGGCCAGTGGATGCCGAAGCGGCTGGAACTGCGCGACCCGCGCTGGTTCCGGTTCGATCGCCGGAACCTGTCCGCCCCGCTGCTCGTGGGCGAGAACGGTGAAGAGCAGCCGCTGCCAGCCTTCAAGTTCGTCTTCGCTTCGATCAAGGCCAAATCGGGATTGCCGATCCGGGCGGGCCTCGCCCGGATCGCCCTCTGGCCGTATCTGTTCAAGAAGTTCACCGAGCGCGACTGGGCGATCTTCACCCAGACCTATGGCCAGCCGCTGAGGATCGGGCGCTTCGGTCCGAACGCGAGCGAGGAAGACAAGCGGACGCTCCTGCGCGCAGTCAGCAATATCGCCGGCGACTGCGCGGCCATCGTTCCTGAATCGATGCTGATCGAGTTCGTCGAGGCGGCCAATGTGGGCGCTGCCCATGCGCTGTACAAGGAACGGGCGGAGTGGCTGGACGAGCAGGTTTCGAAGCTCGTGCTCGGGCAGACGGCTACGACCGACGCCAAGACCGGCGGGCTCGGGTCAGGCCGGGAGCACCGTCAGGTCCAGGAGGACATCGAGCGCGCCGATGCCAAGGCCCTGGCGGCGGTCCTGAACCGCGACCTCATCCAGCCCTGGATGCAGCTGAACTTCGGCCCGCTGACAGCCTACCCGCGGCTGCGGATCGCCCGGGAGGAGTCCCAGGACCTGAAGGCCATGGCCGAGGCTCTGGGCCCGATGATCGATCGGGGGCTGGAAGTGGATCAGGCGGAGATCAGGGATCGCTTCGGCCTGTCTGCGCCACGTCAGGGGGCCAAACTGATGGGTCGGACGACCACGGACGGTCCCCTCGTCGAGAGGTCGTCTCCCGTTTCAGAAATTAAAAACGATTCCGGCGTTTTTAAAGGGGGGGAGGCACTTCCGGGTATCGAGGTGGCCGCGCAGGCAGACGGGGTCTCCACGGCCCGGAAATCAGCCTCCTCGCCGATCGAGGCCATGGCGGCGCGGATGATGGTCGAGGCGGCCCCGGCCATGGAGAAGATGCTGGACCGGATCGAGGCGATGATCGCCAAGGCTGGGAGCCTCGACGAGCTGCGCGAGCTGCTGCTGAACGGCTACCCCGAGATCGACGCCGACACCCTGGCCGAGGTTCTGGCAATGGGGCTGCTGTCCGCCCACGCTGGTGGCCGGGTCGCGGTCGAGGAAGAGGCCGTGGACTGAGGATGGCAGGCTTCGAGGCAAGCTTCGGCAGACCTTTCGCGCACCAGCTGGCCGCCTGGCGCATCCGGCTTGCCAATCGCGTCCCGACCGCCACCTGGCGCGACCTCTGGCAGGCCCAGCACGATCGCGCCTTCGTCGTCGCCGGCGCGATGAAGGCAGAGCTGCTGGCCGATCTGGCGGCCGCGGTCGACAAGGCCATCGCCGACGGCCGAACACTCGACGAGTTCCGCAGGGACTTCCGCTCCATCGTCGAGAGGCACGGCTGGCACGGCTGGACGGGCGAGGGCTCGGCAAAGGGCGAGGCCTGGCGGACCAAGGTCATCTACAAGACCAACCTCGCGACCAGCTACGCCGCAGGGCGCCTCGCCCAACTGCGCGAGGGAGGGTTCGCCTGGTTCGTCTATCGCCACGGCGCGAGTCTAGAACCGCGCGAACAGCATCTGTCGTGGGACGGCCTGATCCTCGAGGCGGATCACCCCTTCTGGGCCACGCATGCGCCGCCGAACGGCTGGGGCTGCAGCTGCTACATCACCGGGGCCCGGAGCCGCGAGGGTGCCAAGCGCGTGGGCGGCAAGCTGGGCAAGGAGCTCGAGGACGGCTGGCAAAAGGTCGACCCGCGGACGGGCGCCCCGGTGGGCATCGACAAGGGCTGGGCCTACGCGCCGGGCGCGACGGCAACTCAGGACATCACCGACCTGGCGAAGGTGATCGCTGGGAAGATCAGCGCCCTGCCCCCGGAGTTGGGGACGGCCCTGGGCAAGGAGCGCGCGGCCGTGATCGACCGCGCATGGACACACTGGGTGAAAGAGACGATGGAAGGCATTTCGCACGATCCCGGTCTGGTCGGAGTGTTCGCCCCGGACTTGCTGGAGGCGCTGTCGCAGCGTGGCATCGCGCCGTCGACAGCGGCGGTATCGGTCAAGCCGGGCCTGTTGAAGGGGCCAAAGGCGGATCGGCACGAGGCGAAGGGCGATGCGCTGAGCCTGGAGACCTGGGAGCAGCTTCCTGATCGGCTGCGCAGCCCGAAGGCCGTCTTCCTGGACGAGAAGACCGGCAAACTGCTTTACATCCTGGACGATGGGCCGGACACCGCGCAGCTGGCGGTCGAGCTGGATGTCACCCATCGGGCGAAACGGCAGACGGCTGTCTCGAACATGATCATCTCGGCCTACCGGGTGAACCTTGCCGACATCATCTGGCGCTGGGGCGGGAAGCAGCTCACGCTTCTGGTCGGCAGTGTGCAATAGGGCGGGTGGCGGAGGCGCGGGAACCCCTCATGTGCTAGCGCGCGGTTTGCACCGCAACGGCATCCTGGACCCCGACTTCCCAGGGTCGCCACCCGAAGAGGGAGATAGACGTGGCCACGGTCGAGATCAAGGACGATGAAATCACTGCTGCACTGGCGCGCCTCTCCGCTGCCCTGTCGGATCTGACGCCGGTCTTCCAAGGGATCGGCGAGATCGTCGTCAACTCGACGCGGCAGCGCTTTGCCCAGGGGGTGGCGCCCGACGGCGGTCGTTGGGCCCCGAAATCCAGGACCACCCTCCTCAAGTACAGTGTACGGTCCTCGAACCGAATAGATGTGCGGCCGCTGTTCGGCCGATCCGGGGCGCTGTCGTCGCAGATCTTCTACGAGGCCGGGCCGGACAGTCTGCAATGGGGCTCTCCGAGGATCTACGCAGCGACCCAGCAGTTCGGCGCCAGACAGGGAGCCTTCGGGCGCACGTCCCGCAACGGCCCCATCCCTTGGGGCGACATCCCGGCCAGGCCTTTCCTCGGACTGTCGGTCGAGGACGAAGCGAACATCCTCAAAGCCTTGGGCGACTGGCTGGAGCGAGCCGCCGCCAGTTAGGTGCGGGCGCTTGACCCCGGCCCGGCAGGGCTTCACGATGGCGGGAGGCGCAAAGAGCGCGGCCCCTGCAAACCCTTGTAGGTTTTTCGGGGTTCCCCGATCCGCCACTGTGGCGGCATGCGCTACGCCCCCGACCATCGACACGGGCAGGATCTGTTCGCCCTCGCTGCCTCTGCCGTGCTGAACGCCGCGGGCGAGGACGGTCGTGTGCCGGACTGGGTCCACCTCCTGCCGGTGACGAAGGGCCCGGTGGAGACCTACGACGGCCGGGGGCCCTACCATGTCGAGGATCTGCAATCGATCATCCGGGCCTCCATGGCCTGGGAACGGGGCATTCCGATCGACGAGAACCACGCCACCGATCTGAGACCCGGTCACGAGGCCCCGGCGCGCGGCTGGATCGTCGCGCTGGAAGCGCGATCAGACGGACTGTGGGGGCGCGTGGAGTGGACGGCGGCCGGCCGGGCGCTGGTGGCCGACCGCGCCTATCGGGGCATTTCTCCGGTCCTGATGATCGACGCCAGGGACGGGCGCACGGTGCGACTGATCCCGCGCGCGTCGCTCGTCAACGTTCCCAATCTGCGCGGCCTGGCCGCGCTCAACACCGAGGAGACTTCCCGTATGGAGGGCATGAGCAAGATTGCCGAGAAGCTGGGCCTCGCCGCAGATGCGTCGCTGGACCAGATCCTGGCGAAGATCGAAGGCATGATCGGCAAGGCGGACGAGAAGCCGGATGCTGCGCTGCAATCGGCGCTGACCGAGATCGGGACGGCCGTGGGTCTGCCGTCCGGAGACCCCCAGGCCATCGTTGCGGCCGTCAAGGTCAAGGCGAGCGGAGCCGGCGACGCGGTGGCGCTGCAGGCCCAGGTGGCTTCCCTCAGGTCCGAGCTCGACGCCCTGCGGGAGGCGGGCAGGCGGGCGGCTTCGGAGGCCTGGATCGACGCCGAGATCAAGCGGGGCCGTGTCGGCGTCACCGCCGCCAACCGCGAGGCTCTCGTCACGCTGCACATGTCGCAGCCCGATCAGGCGCGGGCCATCGTCGAGGCGAGCCCGGTGGTGTCGCAAGGCGCCATCGTGCCCGCCGGCGCGCCCGCCGTCGACAAGGACGGCAATGTGCAGCTCAACGCCGAGCAGGCCGACATCGTCCGGAAGCTCGGCCTCGATCCGAAGGCTTACGCGAAAACCCTGACCGAGGAGACCCGCTGATGGTGGCCCTGACCCAAGACCGCAACACGCCCCGCGCCGAGGGCGACGAGCGCACCGGCCTGCTGGGCCTCAACCAGGCGATCTTCGCCGGGGCGATCCTGATGCGCAACGCCTCCGGCGACCTGATCGAAGGCGCGACCGCGACCGGCTGCTACGGTGTCGGCATGGCGCTGGAGCGGCAGGCGAGCACAGCCGCCGGCGCGACGGCGATCCGTTACCGGCCGGGCGTCTTCCGCTTCGCCAACTCGGCGGCCGGCGACCTGATCACCCGGGCCGACATCGGTGCCGTCTGCTACATCGTCGACGACCAGACGGTCGCGAAGACGAACGGCACCAACACCCGCTCGCCCGCGGGCATCGTGGACAGCGTGGACGCCCAGGGCGTCTGGGTGCGCTTCGACGAGGCCCTCACCCGCGCCATCCTGTCGTAAGGGAATCCAGACATGCTCGTGAACGCAGCTACTCTCGACGGCCTCCGCGTCGGCTTCAAGACGACCTTTCAGGACGGATTGAAGCAGGCTTCGACGGCCTATCTCCGGGTCGCGACGGTGGTGCCGGCGGCGACGAAGGAACAGAAATACGGCTGGCTCGGGAAGATCCCCAGCGTGCGCGAATGGGTCGGTGCCCGCGCGGTGCAGAACCTGCAGCAGCACGATTACGCCATCAAGGAGAAGGCGCTCGAGCTCACCCTGGCCGTCGACCGCGACGACATCGAGACCGACAATCTCGGCATCTACACGCCCCTGTTCACGGAGATGGGGATGTCGACCGGGGCGCAGTGGGACCTGATGGTGTTCTCGCAGCTCAAGGCCGGGTTCAGCACCAACTGCTACGACGGGCAGTTCTTCTTCGACACCGACCACCCGGTCCTGGACGAGAACGGCAACACCGTTCCGGTGGCCAACACCGACGGCGGATCGGGAACGCCCTGGTTCCTGCTGGACACGACCCGCGCGATCAAGCCCATCCTCCTGCAGAAGCGGAAGGATTTCCAGTTCGTCTCGATGGACAAGCCGGACGACCAGAACGTGTTCATGAACAAGGAGTTCATCTACGGCGCCGACGCCCGTGCCAACACGGGATACGGTTTCTGGCAGATGGCCTGGGGCTCGAAGCAGCCCCTGACGGCAGCGAACTATGCAACCGCCCGTGCGGCCCTCTCCGGCATGAAGGGCGACTATGGTCGCCCGCTCGGCATCATGCCCAACCTGCTGGTGGTGCCGCCCGCTCTCGAAAGCGCCGCCCGCAAGATCCTGAATTCGGAGTATGCCGCCGGCGGCGAGACGAACGAATGGAAGGGCACGGCCGAGCTGCTTGTCGTTCCGTGGCTCGCCTGATCGCGAGCGAGTCGCGCTGGCTGAGGGGGCGGTCATGATCGGCCCCTTTCAACATCACCTTGCAGGGAACGACGGATGACCCAGACCAGATCCAGACCGCCGCACCGGGCGAGGGCGACGGCTGAAGCTGCAGCCGGAAGCGGGGCCGAGCCCATCCGGAAGTCATCACGCGGGCGCGTCCTGCGCGTCATCGGTCCGGCTCGCGGGCGCTGGCGCGCGGGCCGCCACTTCACGGCGGAGGCTGTGGAAATCCCCATCGCCGAGTTGGCCGAGGACGATCTGCAAAGGATCGAGGGCGATCCGCAGCTGAAGGTGATTTTCATCGACCAGAACTGACCGGTGCGCGCAGGCTGCGCGCTGGTCGCAGGACGGCCGGGACAGACCGGCAGCGGAACTCCAGAGGATGCGATGCCCTACGTCACCCAGGCCCAGCTGATCGAGCGGTTCGGAGAGCAGATGCTGATCGCGCTCACCGATCGCGGCACGGATGCCTTCGGAGTGGTGGATCCGGACGTCGTCGCGCGTGCGCTGGCAGAAACGGATGCCCTGATCGACGGCTATCTGGCCGGCCGTTACGCGCTGCCCCTGACTGCAGCGGAAACCCTGCTGGTGAACGTCGCCGGTTCGATCGCCATCTATCTGCTGCACCGCTACGAGGCACCCGAGAAGGTCGTGGCCGACTACCGGATGGCAATCGGCACGCTGGAGCAGATTTCCAGGGGCACGATCCGGCTGACCGCCGCTGGCGCGGAGCAGCCCTCTACCGGAGCGACGGGTGTCCAGATCGCCGACCGCGAGCGACCCTTCACCGAGGACAATCTGAAGGGTTTCATCTGATGCTGGTGGAGTCCTTGATCGATCGGCTGCGGGAACGGGTGCCGGACTTCAGCGGCAGGGTCGAAGCGGCACTCAGTCTGGCCGATCTCATGGCGCAGGGTCGTCTGCCCGAGGTCACGCCCGCCGCGCACGTGCTGTCGGTCGGCCTCGTCGGCAAGGCGGCCGACGCCGCAGCGGGCCTGTACCGGCAGTCGTTCGACGAGGTGTTCGGTGTCGTCCTCACCTTCCGCAACAACACGCCGACCGCTCGCCAGGGATTCGAGAGGGTCGAGGCGATCAAGAGATGTGTCATCGAGGCCGTCGCCGGTTGGGTGCCGACCGGGCAGGCGCAGCCCTTCAGCCTGGCCCGTGGCACGCAGGTCAGTTTCTCCGCCGGCACGCTTGTCTATCAGATCGATTTCGCCATCGGCGACCAGCTGAGGATCATTCCGTCATGAAGAAGCCTCCCGCCCCCGCACAGGACCCCGCTGCACCCTCGACCCTGCCGCAGACAGGCGGTGCCTATACCCGACTGCCGGACGGAACCCTGAGACTGGACGAAGCGACCGACCGGGTGTCGGGGGTGCGGGTCGAAGCGCCGGCGTCCGCAGTCGAGAGCCTGACTGAACAGCCTGTGAAGGAGGCCTGAAATGCCCGCTCCGCTCTACTGGGATTCCAAGATCCTCCTGTTCAAGATCGAAACGAACTACGGCGTCGACGCCGCGCCGACGGCCGCGGACAACGCCATCCTGGCCACGAACGTCAAGTTCCAGCCCATGGAAGGCACGGACGTCAGCCGCAATCTGGAGCTGCCCTATCTCGGGGCGCAAGGCACCATCCCGAACGAGCTGCACGCGAAGATCAGCTTCGACGTGGAACTGGCCCCCTCCGGAACGCCCGGCGTGGCTCCGGCCTGGGGGCCGCTGCTCCGGGCCTGCGGGGTGGCGCAGGTCGTGAACGCCGGGACCTCGGTCGTCTACAACCCGATCTCGACCGGTCACGAATCCGGGACGATGCATCTGTGGATCGATTCCACCCGCTATGTCGCCCGCGGCATGCGTGGAACGGCCAAGCTGGAGCTGAATGCCCAGGGCATCGGCTATCTGAAGTTCGAGCTGACCGGCCTCTTCGTCGCGCCGGGCGAGCTGGCGCGCCCGAGCCCCGTGAATCTGACGGCCTTCCAGAAACCGCAGGTCGCGACCACGGCCAACACGCCGACCTTCACGATCGGTGGCACCGCCTTCGTGATGCGTTCGTTCGAGCTCGACCTGAAGAACCAGGTGGAGCCGCGCTTCCTCGTCGGTGCCGAGGCGATCCTGATCACCCAGCGCGAGGACATGATCAAGACCGTTGTCGAGGCGCAGCCCTTGTCGCTCTTCAACCCGTTCGTCAAGGCGTTGAACCAGACGACGGACGCGATCACGCTGGTCCACGGCACCGGTGCCGGCCGGGTTTCGGCACTTTCGGTGCCGGCTGCCCAGATGCAGCGCCTGCAAGGGCTCGAGAACGCCCAGAAGATCAAGGAGTGGCCGCTGAGCCTGATGCCCCTTCCGGTGGTGGGCAACGACCAGTGGACCCTGACCCTCACCTGATTTCGACGCCGCGCCGCGCGTATGATTGGAGTCCTGCCATGTTCAAGCTGAAGAAGAACGCGACCTTCCTGCACGACGTGCCCATCCAGTGGCCGGTGGACGGCGGGTTCGAGGAGGTCCAGCTCAAAGTCCGATTCCGTGTTCTCGACGCCGACAGCCTGCGGCTGCATGACGATCTGTCCAGCGAGGCCGGCCAGAACGCCTATCTGCGCGCGATCATCGTGGGTTTCCCGGCGGTGATCGACGACGACGGCAGGCCGGTCCAGGACGACGAGGCCCTGTTCGAGCAGATCGTCGGTCTGACCTTTGTGCGCGCAGCCCTGTTGCGGGCCTATGGCGCGGCGATGTCGGGGGCCCGGGCAAAAAACTGATCTGGGCCGGGCGCGCCTGGTCGAGGGGCGAGCTTGGCCTGAGACGGGAGCGGTTGACCGGGGCCAGAGCTGATGCCGAGCGCTGGGGGCTGCTGCTGCCGGAGGATTTGGACGGGACGGATGACGAGGCAGAGGGTGTCTGGCCGGAGAACGAGGCTGCTGTGCGGACCTTTCTCGAGGTCTGCTCGCAATTCCGAACTGTCGCCCAGCCAGACGGCAGCCTTCAGCGCACCGGCCTGGATTACGCGGCTGTGCGCGCCGGCCTCGAACTGGCGGGTGTCGAGATGACGCGGGAGCTCTGGGAGGCCGTCAGACTGATTGAATGGGGGGTGCTGGGCGCTCAGGCCGACGGAGGCGCGCCATGACGCAACTTACCATGTCGATGCTGTTGCGCGCCGAGGGTGCGCCCGCAGCGAAGGCCGCCATTCAGGATGTCGCCGGCGCGACTGACAGGCTGGCCACCAGCACCGCGCGAGGTACGGCGGCGGATCGCCAGGCAGCGACCGCCAAACAGGCCAGTGCGCAGGCCAGCCGGACGCTGGCTTCGGCCAACAGCGCCGCTGCCGGTGCGACCGGAAACCTGGTCGCGAACTTCAACGACCTGTTCATGATGATCGGGGCGGGGCAGAACCCGCTGACGACCGCGATCCAGCAGGGCACCCAGATCACTCAGGTAATCGGTCCGATGGGAGCGGCGGGTGCGGCGCGCGCGCTGGCCGGGGCCTTTGCGGCCATGCTGAACCCGATCAATCTGGTGACGCTCGGGGCTATCGCCGCCAGTTCGGCGATGCTGCAGTGGCTGACCGGCGCCGAGGACGACGCCCGCACGCTGGAGCAGCAGATCGAGGCGGTCACGGCGGCCGTCAAACGTTGGCGCGACGAGAGCGGCAAGTCGTTCGCCGACCTGCGCGATACCTTCGGAGCCATCACCCCGGAACTCATGGCGATGCGGCGCGAGATCACGCAGCTGCGCATCGCCGAGATCATGACCGAGGCCGATGCGGCAGTGCGCCAGCTGTCGGAGACGCTCGGCGCAGGGATGTTCGCCACAGTCGGTGGCGACATCCGGCGCCTGTTCCTGGAATCGGGTATCACGCTGGGCACGGAGCAGACGGCCCAGTTCCTGGCGCTGATCCAGCAGGTCGGGAATGCCACGGGTGTGCGCGACCAGCTGGCCGCGGTGCAGGCGCTGCGGGAAGAGTTCGCGGCCATCACCGGCGGCATCCAGAACATGTCCGAGGGTCAGCGGGCCTTCTACAGCTCCCTGCTGGAAACCGAATCCGCCCTGCGTGCGGCGGCCGTCGCCACGGGCGACATCGACCAGAAGACTCAGGCCGCGGCCCGCGCTGCCAGCGAGTTGGCAAGCCGCGCACAGTCCGTGGTCGCCACTATCGCGTCTGCGGACGGCAGCCGGCTGGTTTCGGCGTTCCAGTCCGCCTTCCCGGTCGCCAGCCAGCTCCTGGGCATGGCGCAGGGGATTGTGGCGACGATCGGGGCGGCACAGGCGCAAGCCGCCGCCTACGAGTCCGCGCAGACAGGGTCCCTGGCGGCGCAGTATGCCCAATACGGTGCCGGGCGCGTGGCGGGCGAGCGTCTGGCGCGTGAATCCGGTGCCCTCTACGGCGGCAAGCGTGTGATCCCTGCCCCGGTCGTCGTGCGAGGAGGCGGCGGCGGGGGTGGCGGCGGTGGGGGAGGGGGCGGTGCCGCCGCGGCGCTGCAGGAAGCGAATGCGCTGGAGGATCTCATCCGGTCGCTCGAGGAAGAGATCGAGGCGCTGCGGGTTCAGGATCCGATCCAGAAGGAGATGCTGAAGCACCGCGAGGCCCTGACCGGTGCAACCGAGGCCGAACGGCAGAAGGTGGAGGAACTGATCGCCACGCGCGAGCGCGAGGCCGCAGCGCTGGAAGGTGCCAAGGCGCGGGCGGAGTTCTTCGAGGACATCACGAACAGCGCGCTCGATGCCCTGATCGTCAAGGGTCAGAGCTTCAACGACGTGCTGAAGAACATCATCTCGTCGCTGGCTCAGGCGGTCATCCAGGCGGCCCTGTTCGGCAAGGGACCGTTCGGGTCGCTGTTCGGCGGACGGGGGGTTTTCGACCTGATCTTTCCGGGCCTGTCCGGCAAGGCCGAGGGCGGGATCGTGCGCGGGCCGGGCACCGGGACATCCGACAGCATCCCGACCCTGCTGTCGAACGGCGAGTTCGTCGTGAATGCCAGGGCCACGGCGCGAAACCGGCATCTGCTGGAGGCGATCAACGCCGGCAGCCTCGTCGGCTTTGCCGCAGGCGGAGCGGTCGGCCGACCAGGCGGGGCCGGGCGCGAACCGCTCGGCCGGTCGGGTCCGGGCACCATCGTCATCGACATGCGCGGCGCCCGCGGCAACCGGGAGATCGAGGAGATCGCCTTCGCCGCCACCCGGAAGGGACTGGAAATCTACGATCGCGAGGCCTTGCCCGGGTCGGTTCGGCGCGTCAGCCGCGACAGCAAGCGGGTGAACTGATGGCCCTGACCTACCCCCTGAACCGCGCATTCTTCTTCGACACGCTGCTGATCAGCGAGATCACCTTCGACCTGCCGGAGCAGCTCGCCCAGTCGCGTACCGCCGGCGGCGAGCAGCTGACGGCCGAGTACGCCGAGCGGCTGTGGACCGGTCGGGTCGAGCTTGCGCCGATGCTGCGCCACGAGGTCGGCAATCCGGAAGTCCTGCTGTCTGTTCTGCGGCATGCGGGCCGCAGCTTCGACATCTACGATCGCCGGCGGCCCTATCCGCTGGCCGATCCGACCGGAACATTGCTCGGCACGGCGACACCCACCATTCATGCGGTCGGGGTTGATCCGCGCGAGATGGCGCTGGCCGGCCTGCCGCCGGGATACGTCCTGTCGGGCGGTGACTATCTCTCGTTCCCCTATGCTCACCTGTCGGTGACGCGCCAGGCGCTGCACAGGGTTGTGGATTATATGGTCGTGGCGGACAGCGCCGGTCAGACGCCCATGTTCGAAGTCACCCCGCCCCTGCGGCCGACTCCGGCTGTCGGCCAGGGCGTTGAGTTGAGGAAACCCTTCTGCCGGGCCGTCGTCGTCGCCGGGTCGTTCTCGCCGAACACGGGCCGCGGCAACCTGAGCGAGGGTCTCGGCTTCGATTTCGTTCAGACGCTGAGGTAGACATGCGCACGTTCGATGCCGCCACGCTTGCACAGTTCCAGGGCCGCACGGCTCTCAACTCGCGCATCCTGATCTGGGCCGTCGCCCGGAACCGGACGACCGACGCACCCGAAAGTCTCGGCCTTTGGACCGGGGCGCAGGACGCGACCTTCACCATCGCCGGCAGCCCTCGCACCTATGCCGGGGCAGGATCGATCATCGAGATTCCGCCCATCGTGTCGCAGGCCGGGATCGCCGTACGCATGCAGCGCTTCGTGCTGTCGCCGCTGTCCGAGGCGGTTGCGGCACTGATCCGGAGCTACGACGCGCGCTTCGCATCGATTGAGATCCATCGCGCGCTGTTCGATCCGGTGACCGGGCTCCTGGTGGCAGAGCCGCATCGGGTGTTCAAGGGCATCATCGACGAGGTGGACCTGCCCATCGACCCCAAATCCGGCGAGATCCGCTGCGAGGTCACGGTCGCGTCCTCTGCCAGGTTTCTCACGCGCACCCTGCCGCTGAAGCGGTCGGATGAAAGCCAGAAGCGGCGGCTGGGCGACAGATTCCTGCGCTACAGCAAGGTTTCGGGCGAAGTCGATGTCTACTGGGGCACGGGCAAGCCGCCGCTGCGCGCTGGCTCGCTGAACGGGAGGTAGCCGTGAAGGTTCCCCTTCGTCTTCCCGACTGGCGCAGCCGACTCAACGACTACCTCGGGGAGGTCGCGCCCGCCGATTTCCGCTACGGATCGAACGACTGCGCCCTGTTCGCGGCCGGCGCGGTTCGGGCCATGACGGGCCACGATCCGGCCGCCGCGTTCCGTGGGGCTTACACCACCCTTGAAGGCGGCTTGAAGCGCGTCCGAAAGGCGGGTTTCGCCGACCACGTTGCAGTCGTCCGGACGCTGTTCGCCGAGGTCCCCCCAGCGTTCGCCCAGGTGGGCGACATCGCCCTGCTGGACGGCCAAGGCGAGCCGGTGCTCGGGGTGGTCGTGGGCGAGACTGTGGCCTGTCTCGGCCCGCGCGGCCTGGGCCATGTGTCCCGCGAGCACGTCACCACGGCGTGGAGGGTGCCGTGAGCCTGCCGCGGGTCCTGCCGATCCTGATCGCCCTCGTCGTGCTGCCAGCCCCCGCCGACGCGGCGCCGCTCTTCGCGGCCATCAGCACCTTCGCAACGACAGTCGGCGCGGCCATAAAGGCCAGCGTCTTTCTCCAGGTTCTCACCAGGGTTGCCCTCTCGGTGGCGCTGTCCGCTCTCCAGCGCGCCCTGATGCCGAAGCCGCGCGATCCGGGCATCAAGACCAAGGTCACGCAGACCGGCGACACCAACCCGCAGGCATTCCCGCTGCACAAGGTGGCGACCGCCGGAACCCATGCCTGCCCGCCGATGACGCATGGCAGCGCCGGACGGACGCCGAACCACCTGCTGAACTATGTGATCGTGCTGTCCGACGTGCCGGGCGCCACCCTGTCCCGCTGGATGATCAACAATGAGTACGTGACCCTCGGCACCACGCCGCACCCGGACTACGGCCTGCCCGCGACTGGCAAATATGCCGGCCACGCCTGGATCAAGGTCTACGACGGCAGCCAGACTGCCGCCGACCCGATGCTGCTGTCGCGCTACACGACCGGCAACAGCGAGCGGCCGTGGACCGCGGACATGATCGGTCGCGGGCTCGTCTATGCCATCTGCACGTTCCGCTTCAACCGCGAGCTGTTTCCCGGTCTGCCGCGCTGCAAGTTCGAGCTGACCGGGATCCCGCTCTACGATCCGCGCAAGGATACCTCCGTCGGCGGCTCCGGATCGCATCGCTGGAACGACCGCGCCACATGGGAGCCAAGTCTCAATCCGCAGGTCGGCATCTACAACCTGCTGCGCGGGATCGAGCTGCCGGACGGCTCGGTCTATGGTGGCGGTTTCCCGGCCGAGGATGTGCCGCTGGCCTCGTGGTTCGCGGCGATGAACGAATGCGATCTGGCGGTGACGAACGGCAGCGGAACCGAGCCTCAGTTCCGTGCCGGTATCGAGGCCACGGTCGACGAAGAGCCCGCCGATCTGATCGCCGAGTTGCTCAAGGTCTGTTCGGGGAACCTCGCCGAGATCGGCGGCCTGTGGAAGACCCGCGCCGGACCGCCCGGCTCGCCGGTCTACATGATGACCGACTCCGATATCGTCACCTCGAGCCCGCAGGAGTTCCGGCCGTTCCCGAACATGGCCGGCTCCTACAACGGGGCGCACGCCACGTATCCCGACCCGGCCGCCGGCTGGGAGTCAGCCGAGGCCGAACCCTATTACAGCCCGATCTACGAACAGGACGACCGCGGGTTCCGCCTGACCGCCGATCTGAACCTCGTGGCCTGCCCCTTCGCCTCGCAGGCGCGGCGGTTGATGTATGCCTATGTCGAGGGCGAGCGGCGGTTCCGCCGACACGAGCTGACCCTGCCGCCCGATGCGGCCATCCTGGAACCGCTGGATGCGATCGCCTGGACCAGCAGCTGGAACGGCTATGCGTCGAAGCTGTTCGAGATCGCCGAGGTCGCCGAGGACATGCAGAGCGGCTTGCAGCGCGTCAGCCTGATCGAGCGCGATCCGGCCGATTACAACTATCCTGCGCTGCCGGGCCCGGCCCCGATCTCGATCCTGCCCGATCTGCCGCCGGCGCAGACCCTGCCGTCATTCGCCGTCAGCGGCACGTCGATCGGTGACGATACCGGCACTCCACGCCGACCGGCGCTCTCGCTGACCTGGGAGCCGGAACTCTACGACATCTACGGTATCAACTACGAGGTCCGGCTGCAGGCCACGGGCGCCATCGTCTCCCGCGGATCTACCCAGGCGGTGGCCGCCGGGGCACTTCTGGTGACCGAAGGTATCCTGGCATCGACCGTCTACGAGGTGCGCGCACAGCCCGTGGCAGACCGGGCGACCCAATGGACCGCTTGGCTCCCCGCCACGACGCCCGCGACGCTGATCACCAGCCCGGATCTGGCTGAAGGATCCGTGTCGATCCAGTTGCAGACAGTGGTGCTGGGGCCGTTCACGCGGGCCACGTCCGGAGTGGGGACGGTGCTGGCCACCCTTGCGATTGGGGCGATTGATCCTGGCCAGGGCTGGGAACGGCGGATTCATTTCGAGGCACAGGGCGGGTTGTATTTCGGAGACCCCTATTTCACTGTCGAACTGCAGCGCGCGAAGGCTGTGCTGGGCGGCGCTCTGGGACCGTGGGAGACGATCAACACCTACCAGATCAGTAGTGCTGCATGGGACGTCTACGCCAGTTCCGGTTCGGTCGCCGGCAGCTATGACGACCTCCTGTATCGCCTGATCGTCAGCCAGCAGTTGAGCGGCCTGAGCCAGGGCATGTGGCCGGCCGCCAGTGAGACGGTTAGGAATATCTACATGACTGCCGTCAGGATAACCAAATGATCGCGTTCGCGTATATCGACGCGGAAGGACGGCCCATACGGGGTGGTGTGCTGCCTGCGCTTCCCTCAGGAGCAGTGCCGCTGCCTGCGCCGTTCACGACGGCGGATCTGCCGCGCCTCGCCTATCGCGATGGCGTATGGGTCTGGCGGGAGGAAGCCAAGCAGCCCGTGGTGCCGACACGCGAAGAGCTGGAGGCACAGGCTGCGGCCGTGCTCGAGCTGGCGCGCCGAGATGCGCGTCGCCGGATCAACGAACGGATCGGCGCTCTGCGATCCCGCATCTATACCGACATTCCCGGCCAGGACGCGCTCTATCTCGAAAAGCGCGCCGAGGCCCTGGCCTATGTCCGCGAAGCCGAGATGTCCGGCGAACCGAAGGATCTGGCCGACTATCCCCTGATCGCCGGCGAGGTCGGAATCACGGCACCGACGGCCTGGCAGCTGGCGCAGATCTGGCTCCATCTTTCCGACCGGTTCAAGGCGGCCGGGGCAGCAACCGAAACCGCCCGCATGCGGGCGATGGTCGCCATCGAGACCGCGCCGGATCTGACGACGCTCGAAGGGATCGAGATCGAAATTGCCCGGTCGCTCGCAGATATCACGCTCTGAAGAAGGACATCCGCCATGGCATTCCAGTTTTCCACCGCCGCCCGTAATGCCGCTCTCGACGCGATCGAGACAGCGATCGGGCCGGCGCCGACCCTCGAGCTGAGAACCGGCGCCCCGCCTGCCAACTGCGCGGCGGCCGACAGCGGCTCCGTTCTGGCGACGATGACCCTGCCGTCTGACTGGCTGGCCGCTGCAAGCGGAGGGACCAAGGAGCTGGCCGGCACCTGGCAGGACAGCGCGGCCGATGCGGCCGGAACGGTGGGTCACTTCCGCATTAAGCAGGGGGCCACCTGCCACATTCAGGGCTCGGTCACGATCACCGGTGGAGGTGGCGACATGACGCTGGACAACAACGTTCTCGCCCCTGGCCAGCAGGTCACGATCACCTCATTCACCATCATCGCCGGCGGGGCGTGATCAGATGGGCATCCGGCACGCCTATAGCGCAACCGGGCCGAACGACTCCGGGAAGCAGGTCAGCGTCGATCGGTGGAACGAGGATCACGTTCTGGTCGGTCCGATCACGCTGGGCGGTGTTGCGTCCGATCCGGGCGCGCCTGCCGACGGCATGCTATGGCTGAACACCACTACCGGCGAGGTCAAGGTGCGCAGCGCGGGCACGACCCGCCTTATCGGACTGTCGCCCGGTGGCGCCTCGGGGGAAATCCAGTTCAACAACGCGGGAGCGTTCGGCGGCGCGGCGGACGTGGAGATCGAGGGCGGCCAGCTGCGCCTGCCGACCA